TTTTGACAAAACATTTTCATATAAGCCGATAAAATCACTCATTGTTTATCTCGGTAAACCTTACACCTAGTTCTGCGCCATAAGCGTATATTTGTTCCATGTAATTACTAAAACCTAATTTAGTAAGTTTGGAAGTTGATCCAACTAATACACGTTTTCCGTCAGGTGTTTCTTCATATTTTCTATATCCTTCTTTAACTAATTTAGGATCAGGAAAGTCAGGTAAAAATTTTTCTTTAAAATATTCATGCCATATCAAAGCTGAATATTGTCTGCCATGCACCCAAGCTTGTTGAGCAATATCGTTTAATGGGCCTGCCCACATTAAAGCATTAGCACTTAATGATCTTGACTTTTGTTCCTCACGAATAATAACCTCTAAAGGTTTATCTAAATCAATCGGTGCATTTTGTATTGCATTGATTGCTGTGTCTATTTGTGTCTTTCCAACAAGTCGAATAGTTTTATCTAGGTATTCTGTTCTCATTTTGTCCTTTTCTCATAATCATCACGACAATCTAAATTACAAAATCTTATTAAAGATTTAGCTCCACAATTTAGACAAACGCCAACGTGCTTGTAATTCGTGTCATTATCTCTAACGTGCTTTATTGCAGCATTACGATATTGTTCCTCTAGCTCGCTGGCTCTGTCAAACTCATCCATGTTAAAAAGGAATATCAGATTCCATGTCATCAAAGTTTGTTTTAGGTGCAGGTGCAGATTCTTTGCCTCTAGGTTCAAACAATGAAACAATAATTGTGCTTCTATTATCAGGATTAGGTAAACCTGCTGGGTTAAATGTTCTATTCAATAAAATATACTTACGGCCATCTGATTCCATAACCGCGCCAATATTTTCATAAGTGCCTTTTACTGCACCTTCTTTGTTTGTATATTCACCTGTCTTTACTGCCAAATCCATTAATTTTTTACTAGCCATTTTTATTTTCCTTTGTGGTTAAATTAAATAATACATATTTATTGCCTAATTGTCTTTTTAAGAATTGAACTCTGATGTTGCGTCTTTCTATGAATTCAATGTCTTTTGTGGTAATAGGCAATTTCACTCCATAAAAGTTATTTAGTAACACGAATAACCTCCCCTGTAGATTTATCCAACTCGTATTCATACATATCAGCTTCAGATAATTTTTGATTCTTAATGCGTTGACCAAAAATTTTTTCAAAGTTCTCGTCAAACTTTTTTTGATCTACTGATCTATACAAATCACCTTTTCCTGCTTCATGCGCCATATTTCCTCCTAAAATAATGGTTCAGCTTTAATTAAATCAAATACATTTTCTTTAGGCTGCTTTGGCAATCTTTTAATAATGTGATTAGGTTTATTTAAAATATAAAACAAAGCTTCGTGCTTTGTTCTAAATTTTCTTATCGCTTCATTAAAGTCATCAATCACTACATAATTAAACATTAGTCCTCGCAGTTTCCGCCAATACATCTAGCGTTAGCTAATGCAGCTTCTTCAATATCAGCTATTGCATCTTTTCCAATAAAGTCATCTGCTGCAATCTTTAATCTATTGTATAAGCTTTTTTCTACTTCGGTAACAGAAGTTTTCATAAGAAATCCTCTATCCCTGGCATGATCTGTTATAACAGAGTTGACATAATCAGAAGGCTCTACACCCCATGATCCAACTTCGCTATATTTTTTGTCATCTAATTCAACTTCAATTATTACACTAAATCGTTTCATGTTTTACCTTTCTAATTAACTCTAACATCTCTGCTCGACCATGTTTCTTTTCGTATCGTTCAAGCATTGACCTTGCGTGTGGTTTATAAGCACGTCGTAGCCAGCGCACCCAACAACACTCGTTATTAAAATTAAAACAGCCACGATTTTCATTGCATAATTCACAGTTCATTTAATCTTTCTACAAATTTCAGTCATAAATTCAATTAATTTATCAGGAGTATATTCACGTTCATATTGTGTGCATCTACGACCTGGTTGTCCTGTAATACCACAAATAGTTTTATATGGTTTTCCTTCTCTAAAAGGAATTGGAGGAACATCATTAGGGTTAATTCCAACAATATAAAGATGTGTCCATTTACGCGCAACATGACCAAAATGATATTGATCTATTAAAATAGTAAAGCCACCATATTCATCTTGAAATTCATTTGGCCTAGGAAGATTTTTTTCTTTCCATAATTTACTTCCTTTAGGATGTTCAAGAACGCCTCCATTTTTTCTAACTTGATCTAATGCAAATAAAGCTAAATCTTTTTCATCGTGCCTTGGGTTAGCCATGTGAGATAACATACCCCATGCTCTACAAGGTGGATGTGCAATTACAGGATAATTTTCTTTATAACTTCTTGCATCTCTATCAATGTCATAAACATCATATCCTTCTAATTTTTTATAACGACTATCTTGTCTAGCAAATAAAACAGCTATCATTTTATTCTTAACGCCTCTTTAGCAAATTTAATACCAATTTCATTTTTATATCTACCTTTTTCTGAATCATTTAATATTCGTCTAGCCCATGCTTTAGGATCGGCAGTTGGTCTGCTTGCTATTTCACTTGCAACTTGTTTCATTTTGTCATGGTTATTTCTTATTTCTTGTTCAGTAAAATGCCTGGGTAATGCTTTTACAAACTCTTTAGGTTCTTGCAATCTACAAATATCTAATATGTCTGATATGGTAGGCATAAACTTATTGGAATTGACATAACGATCAAAAGCTTTGGATACCACCATAAACTCATACTTTTCTAATTTAGCCCACCATATACGCAAAGTTTCACGATCCAAGTCAGGCCTTGAATAAATTGTAGTGACAGAATGCATCATGTCTTTAAATCCAATCTTTTCTTGTTCTATCAAAATGCCTCCCTATTATCATTGCGTTGGTCTAAAAATCTATGTTGATTAAGATATGTGCTTGGGTTCGGTATGTATTGCCCATTATTCTTAAACCATTGGTCGCTTTGTTTTTGCCATTTAAGTGTTTCTAATACAGTTTTTAAATCAGGTTTAACCTTATCCCAAGATTTTCTTGCAGCTTCTTTACCGACTTTTTTAGGATATGCCATCCAAAATAAGTCAAAATCGGACAAGGGTTTTATATTGGTTATTGGTTTATGGTTAATGGTTATTGGTTTATGGTTAGCATTGGGTTCGCTATGCGTTCGCATACCATTCGCATTTTCCCAGCGAATTTTAGCAGATTTTGAAGCTGTCAAGGATTTTTTATTATATTCATTAATAACTAAATCACATCTTTTATGAACATAACCAACATCATTTTTGATAAAGAAATCCTGTAAAACATAAAATACAGCCTCTTTTTCTTCTAAACTTTTAGCATTAATAAGCCTACAAATCCTGTCTTGGTCTAATGGTAAAGGCGCTTCATTTAAGTAATATTGATCTAACAATTGCCTATAAACCCCATGTTCTAATAGCGATAGGTGCATGGTATCCTTGCGATAATCCGCTATATTATGTTGAAAATAGTGCATATATCCTCTATTGTTTAAATTTACGTTTTAAGAATATTTCAGGGTATTGAAGCTTGATTTTGGCTGGAATACCTCGCTTTTTCCATTGATAAACCTTAATTTCCTGGCTAATTCCAGACCAGCCCAAGCGCTTACAAAGGGCTTTAGAACCGCCATAAAAGTCAATAATTTCGCTATCTGTCATGTTTTTTCCTATAACTTTTTGTTAAATAGTTGTTGACATCATAATAACAAATAGTTAATAATGCAACTGTAGTTTTTAAATTTATGGAGGAAATATGAAAACAAAAGGCATGATTGTTACGGTTCTAGCAGTATATCTATATGGAGCTTTATGGCTCTACTTCTTATATCCAATACTTTGCAAACATTTCGGAGCTTAATATGACTATCCAACAAGAATATGCAGAAGATTTAATTGATACTGACCCAGTAGAAGTTTTAGCCCACATGGACATGGAACAGCTAGCTGGCACGATTCGTGCTTTATATTGGGCTAATGAACGTGGCGATATGATTAGCGTTAATCTTTTTGCCAAGTCTATAAGTAATGCCTTTTTTGAGGAAGCGATGGGTATTACAGAAAAAAAGTTAAATGAAGCCAATGTTTATCAAGGCCCTTTTGACCAAATGTATGATATGGGCCATTCACATGGGGACTTTCTATGATTAACTATATTAGGGATGTTATATTTTTGTATTACAAAGGATTTAGATTTAAAAAAGCAGTTCAATTAGCTAAACAATTAAGGAGTGGTAGATGATTACTTTTAATGAATTAAAAAAGATTAATGTTAATGACCATACAGAAAAGAAAGGCAATTTAACGTATCTTTCATGGGCCTGGGCAGTAGATCAATTATTAACTAATGATCCAACAGCTACATGGGAATATAAAGAGCCACGTCAATTTGGCGATACTTTAATGGTGTTTTGTTCTGTGACAGCTTTTGGCAAAACAATGACAGCTCAACTTCCTGTATTAGATTACAAGAATAAAGCTGTAATGAATCCTGACGCTATGGCAGTTAATACAGCTATGCAGCGTTGTTTAGCCAAAGCAATTGCATTACATGGTATTGGTCTTTATATATATGCTGGTGAGGATTTACCACAATCTGAACCTACAACCCAAGATGAATTAGAAGAAGCTATTAAAGAAATTAATAAAGCTGAATCAGTTGAGGAATTAATGGCTATATATAAACAACACGCAAACTTTGACCAGGCATCATTAGCAAAGTTAAAGAAGTATTTATCTGATCGTAAACTTGAACTAGGGGAATAATATGAACCAACAAGAACGCTTAACCGAGTATTTAGAAAAGCATGGCAAGATTGATCCATTAAAAGCATGGACTCAATTAGGCATATATAGATTAGCCGATACTATTTTTAACTTACGCAAAAAAGGTTACGACATAACAACCACAAATAAAAAAGTTAAAAATAAATTTAAAGAAGTTTGTGTGGTAGCTGAATATAAATTGGAGGGAACAAATAATGTCTGACATTATACAAGGAACACCTGAATGGCTACAATTAAGATTAGGCCATGTTACTGCATCACGAGTTGCCGATATTATGGCTAAAACTAAAACAGGCCCAAGCGCTAGCCGACAAAATTATTTAATTGAGTTGGCTATTCAACGAGTCACAGGCGTTGTTGAGGAATCATATAAAAATGAAGCAATGATGCGTGGCACAGAAGAAGAACCGAAAGCACGTCAAGCATACGAATTGCTAACCGAAACTTTTGTAGAGGAAGTTCCATTTGTCAAACATAAATCAATTGAATGGTTTGGTTGCTCACCTGATGGCATTATTAAAAACAATGATGGCACATATAA